TCTGGGCATTGCCTGCTGTATTGTTGGGCAGCTTCGGTGCTGCTGTGGTGCCTATCAGGTTTGCGGCAGCCGCCCCGGTGTACTGGCCAGCTATGAACTGGTCCATCTCATCCCGGAGGCCATAGCTGGCCTCATCCATGGCGGCAGCCAGGACCTTAGGATTGCCCTGCTTGAGATCGATCTTATCTATCTGGAAGTTGAAATACTTGGACTCTGTAATCTGCAGGACCTGCTGGGAGTCCACCAGTGTTTCAGGGTCATCCATGTCGGTGTTCTTGGCATAGTTGCCAATGGTCACACTGCCGATCTGGGTCAGCCTGACCGTATCGCCGCCGTTGGCGATTTCGCCTTCCCAGTTCCGATTCACCAGGCTGCCAAATACAGTAGCCTTTTGCAGGGCCTGGAGAACATCCCCCGCCCAAATTTCAGGTATAAAATTTTCAAGTGCCATAAAAATGACCTCACTTATTTGACCAGGCCCTTACTCATCTGCTCCAGAATTTCCATGCGGTGCTTTTCATACTCCGCTGGGTTATTCTTTTGCAGGCTCAGGACCTCGGATTTAGTCCACACTTTGGGCCCAGGGTTGCCTGGGAGCCCATTCTGTCCCGCCCCCTGCGCAGCGCCTTGGTTCTGGTTCTGGTTCTGCTGCTGCCCAGTTTGTTGATTCTGCTGTTGATTTCCCCCGGTTTGCTGCTGCTGTCCGGTGCCAGCTTCCTCTATCTTCAGGAGCCCCCCGCTTATGAGGTTCTGAATGTCTGCCTCTATCGCCTCCCTGGTCTTTCCAGGGATATTGAAGTATTGAAGAATGACAGGGACCTGTTTCCCTGGGACCCCTGCAGCCAGTAGGGCCTCCATTTTGGCCAGCCTCAGATCTGCCCCACCCAGGACCTCGCCCTGGCTGGCAGCCTGCTTTTGTTGATTCTTCTTTTGGCTGGCTATGAACTCCTTTAGGCCTCCAGGCTGGAGCCCCAGCTCCTTTTCCAGATCCCCCATTTTTTCAGCCCAGCGCTTCTTAAACCATGCCGGCTCCTCTCCAGGAGTCTGCTGGTTTTGCTGCTGCTGTTGCTGATTACCCCCGCTCGCTGGCGGTGCTTGTTGCTGTTGATTCTGGTTATCCCCGCCGTTGCCTGGCGGTGTCTGCTGCTGTTGATTATCTCCCATAAAAGTGCCCCCTCCGGACAAATCGCCCCGGAGTATAGCGATTAGATGAAAATGGTGATTAGGATTATGATTTATTGCGGCTGTTCCATTTGTCCGCCAGCCGTCTTATCTCCGCGTCTCTTGCAGCCCCACCCTCTTTGCCCTGGAGCCTGCCGATGAATCGATCTTTCTCCTCTGGCGCTAGGCTGATAACATGAAGGCAACCCACATGAAAGAGCCCTTTGGCGCTGCTCAGGGCTGGAAACTCCTTATCTTCTCCTGTTAAGCTGAAGGTCTGCCCCTGGTAAGGCTGGCATTGTTTGCAGCTGCCAGCATGGGCAGATATCCTAACCAGATCGTGGCCTTTCTCCTGCATCCGGTTTATGGTGCCTTGCCTAAAGGCCCCATTGGTGGTTTCCTGGGCTAGAACTTTGGCATAGCGCCGCATATTCCAGCTATGTCCTGCTTTGTCCACAAAGCCGGTTATGCCACGTTCGGCCAGGTCTTTCCTGATGTCCTGGGCTGCCTGCCGGGTGGTCTTACTGCCTATAACTGCCCCTCTGGCAGCTTCCAGGGCAACCTTTCGGTAGATGTCATCTACATTTCGGCCCACTACATGGACCACATCCTCCAGCCGGGAATAGGCATTATCTGCCAGGACCTCCACAGCCTGCTGGTGGACTGATCCAAAGCCAGCCCTTACCTCTTTGCCTGCCAATGGGTCCTTATCCGCCCATTCTACTCCCTGCATGTAGCTGGCAGGGATGGCCTCCTGGCACCAGGCCCGGGAGCCTTTCAGCAGATCGGCTTTGATCTGCTGGGCTCTCTGCAAAACAGTCTGCTGCCAGGCCAGGCTGTAATCCTTAGGAGTGCCCAGCAGGAGCCGGTTGATCTCCTGCAGGATCTCAGCTTCAGCCTCAGTATAGAGCTTGATGAGCCGCTGGGCCTGGGCATCGCTGAGAGGAGAAGATTCTGACATCTAAATTCAGCTCTTAAAATCAGGATTGATCTGGTTCTGGCTCTGCTACAGGAGGCAGATTAAAGGCAGGCTCTGCCGGAGCCGCCAGCCTACTGGCCTCCTCATCCTCCTGGATCCTGGCCAGCTCCTGCATAAGAGCGCTCTCTGGGTCCTCGGACATCTCCAGGCCCTGGGTAAGGGCAATATACGTTTTTTTGCTCATGCCCCCAGCTGCCAGGGCCATGGTGGCCCACTGGGCGGTCTGTAGCGGATCCCTGGGCAGGCTGCTCTGGAAGGTTACAGATACATCCTCCGGCACTATGACCGGACCCGCATAGCCAGGCAGCATAGACCTTAGGCTCTCTACCTTCGGGATGGCCTTTTTCAGGCCGGTGGCGAACCTCTTAACCCTGGCCTGGGTGGGAATGAGCCGGAAAGCCAGAGCTGTGCCGCTCTCTGCCTTCCCCAGCTCCTCCTGCTTAACAAGGTCAAGCATCTGGAGAAGCTGGTCCATCTTTTCCTGGATGGCCTTCTCCACAGATGCCAGCTGGGCATCCCATGTAAGGTATTTTGCCTCCAGGCTGCCAGGCTCCAGCCTGATAGGCTCATCCAGGTGTATCTCCCAGGCGCCTTTCGCAAAATTGTAGTGATTGAAAGCTGAGTCAGGGGCCTGCAGTCCGGGCCTGGTGAACTTTGCCAGGACTTCCTCACGCCTGGAGAAAGCCAGGTCTAGGGCCTCGATAAGGGAAACCACAGAGGGAGTATAATCAGATCTGCCATACCACCGTTCTGAGGATAGGGCATTATCGACCCGGACCACCAGGATGTCATCCACTCCGGTGGCCTGCTGGCCTGTTGCCCTGGCTTCCTCGCCGGCAAACTTCAGCCCGGCAAAGGCTGGGAATGCCGCCAGGTCCTGCCTTTCGCCCAGCCTGGTATCCTCCAGCTCATGGATAAGGTGCTGGATAAATCCCCGGCCATGTATGGTGAACTTGATAAATTTCTTATCGCCTCTGGTGAACTCATCAAAGAAAACATAATACTGGATTTTTCGGATATTGCCCGGAGTGACCACCATATAGCAGCGCTCAGGATTCTGGGCCAGTATGCCATCCTCTGTGACCTCATAGAGCCCATGGCCATATCTTGAGACATCTATCAAGACCTCCTCATCTGGCCGCTCCTCCTGCAGGTCCTGGCCCCGGACCTCCACATCTGGCTCCTCGCCTATGCATAGATTAATATAATTTGTGGTGGCCTTCTCGCCCCAGCCCAGGATGATAATGCTTTTCTTGTCGTCATCTGCCTGGTCCTGGGTGTATTTGGCAAACTTCGATAGGACCTCATGCTGGTTATTGTATATCTGCCGATTAAAAACATGCTCTGCCCTCCGGTCCCTTTCATCCTTATCCTCCGGAGGCCAGGGCTTGCCCTTCGCTATCCAGCTGAGATCATAAAGCATATTTAATCTTCCTTGACTGCAATTTTTCCAAGTTCTTTGATTGCCTTTGCCCGGTTTGCTAGAATATCACCATAGCACTCATGGCAGCACTCTGCTGCCGTTATGGTATCCCGGCCGGCGTCGTCCTGCTTGCCTATCCAGGTTAGAAATTCGATCCGGGCCACTGTGACAGGCTGCTGTTTGTTCTGGGAGATATCCCGGCCACAAAAGAGGCAGATAATAGCGCTCATGCCGTTACCTTCTATCTTTTAAAATTCAATTTCTTCCATACCGCTCTATCTATCTTCTTTTGCCGGGCCCTTTCTAATTTGATATTATCCTCTGGTACCGATGCCTCATAAAATCTAAAAGATGAAACAGTGCCATCAATGCCGCAATATTCGACATGTGCCATTTAAACCCCTCCAAATCATAGCGACCTGGCCCCCTTTAGGATCTCCTCACCATACCAAACGCCCTGAGCCAGAGCCATAACCATATCATCATTTTCTCCCTCCTCTGCCTCAAATCGGGCATTTCCCTGGGCGGTGAGCTCTGCCCGGAAAGCCAGGAGCTCCTTTTGCACTTTGGGCCAGATAGCCATGCCTGGGTTAATGTGGACCTTTCCCGCATCAAAAGCCCCTATAAACTTCCCTATCATCCGGGCCTTTGAAACATGGATAGTGCTCCCCTCTCTGGTTATCGCATTCCCGGCCGTTATCATGATCGCCTTTGGGCTCATTCCTTTGGCTTTCATGATATCAGTGACCGCCACGCCCACGCCGGTGCTATCCAAAATAAAGATAGGTGGTTGTTTGCTGCCCCAGAAAGCTGGATTCTTCCAGACCTCCAGCGCCCAGGACGCCACGCTAGGCTTATCTGGATGGTCGTAAGGCAGGCCTGTTTGCGATTCA